AATGGTAACGGCGGCGCAGGAACTAATACTGTTACCAACTATGGCGCTTTAGCTTCTACTTTTACAACAACGGGCAAGGGCGTAAGTGGGTTTATTGCAGGTGGTGGTGGTGGAACTGTGTCCGATACTGGTGGTGGTGGTACTTTTGGAACAGGCGGTTCAGGCGGTGCTGGTAATGGTTCATCTGGTGGAACTGGTGTCACTGGAACGGTTAACACTGGTTCAGGTGGTGGCGGTGGTAAAACAGGTGGCGGCGCTGGTGGGTCAGGTATAGTAATTGTGAGGTACTTAGGGTGAGTCATTGGGCTGAAATTGATTCTGATGACAAAGTTATCAGAGTTTTAGTGTGTGATAATAATGATCCTGCCGGTGATGAAGGTTATCAATGGCTTATTGATAATTTAGGAGGCGAATGGATAAAAACTTCCTACAATGGCAACATACGAGGAACTTATGCAGGTGCTGGATATGAATACAATGAAGCCGAGGACATTTTTATCTCGCCGCAGCCTTATCCATCTTGGGTAAGAACTGGCTCCTTCTGGAACGCACCTACTCCAATGCCTACAGATGGTGCAAGGTATTCGTGGAACGAAGATGAATTAAGTTGGGAAGAATTAGTCCTTCCTACGGAGTAACAGATGGCTACTACCTACCGTTACCTCTTAGCCGACCTTTTAACTAACGACATTATTCTATCTATACGGCATCAAGAAATCATAAGGGAAAAAACAAATGACAGATACACCAATGGCAGTTGAAGTGAACTGTGCAACAGGCGAAGTAACTGAGCGCCTATTAACAACAGAAGAAATTGCACAGCGTGAGGCAGATGCTATTGCAGCAGAGGCAGAGCAAGTTGCAGCAGAAGCAAAGGCAACCGCCGATGCCACCGCTAAGGCAACCCTTCTAGCCAAGCTCGGTATTACCGCAGACGAAGCCAAGTTACTGCTTTGGTGATTAGCAAATGAAGGCTCAAGATTATTTGACGATGGCAGTTGCAATCTGCACCATAATTGGCGCATTTGCCACTGCTACCCGTTGGATGGTCAAGCATTACCTTTCAGAATTGAAGCCTAACTCAGGCAGTAGTTTGAAAGATTCGGTCACTAGACTTGAACGCCAAGTTGAAGAAATTTACAAAATTCTAATTATGGGGGGAATCAATGAACCAAAGAGAACAAATCGCAAAAACAGCTCAGGCTGAGTTGGGTTTAATTGAAGGCCCGAAGGATAATCAAACCAAATATCAAAAGATTAACCAGGCTTGGTGTGGTGCATTTGTTAATTGGGTATTCAAGCAAGTTGGCGTGAAAATCCCCAACTGCACCTCAACCGCTGCGGGCGCTGCCGCCTTCAAAAAGGCTTGGCAAGATGCCGAGAGCGCGACACCTGAAATTGGCGATTGCGTATTCTTTGACTTTCCTAACGATGGCATTGATAGAATCTCCCACATCGGAATTGTGGTAAAGGTCAATAACGATGGAACCGTCACAACTATTGAGGGCAACACATCACCTGACAAAAAGGGCGATCAGCGCAACGGCGGTCAAGTTTGTGAGAAAGTAAGAGCTTACAAAGTAAAAAATCGGGGCAAGTTGAAACCATCTTTGCCGGTCTTTATCGTAGGATTTGGCAAACCAACCTTCAAGGAGTCACAATGAACAAAGTTAAATTTGAAGCAGTTCTTAAAACCTATCTTCGAGCTGCGGTTGCATCTATCTTGGCACTCTACTTAGCAAGCCCCGATCAACCATTAAAGAATTATTTTGCCGCAGGATTGGCTGCCGTTGCCGGCCCTTTACTCAAGGCACTTGACCCTAAAGCAAAAGAATTTGGCAAAGGTACAAAGTAACCAATGCTTCGGGGGAAAATACTTAGTGAGGCTTCACGCCTTACTCACGGTGACAGGAATAAAAACTACGGTGACCCGTTCACTAATCACCAACGCATCTCGGCTCTTTGGTCAGTATTCCTTGAAACCGAGATAACTCCTGAATCTGCTGCAATAATGCTCGCACTTGTCAAGGTTGCTCGATTGATTGAATCACCCGACCACCTTGACTCATTCATTGATGGTGCAGCCTATTTCAGCATTGCAGGAGAGATTGCCACCCGTAAGGGATAGAATAAGATTTTAGTGTGTAACTTGCACCCCTAAAGAAAAACCCCCAACCGCAGCCGTTCCTGTGGTTGGGGGTTTTTCGCTTTTCTTTCTAGGCGTAATCTTTCAAGTAGGTGACAATAACTTCGCTGATATTTTTGCCTTCACTCTGAGCTTTCTCTTTTGCCTTGCGCCAAAGTTCCTCGGAGATGCGGATTGATCTTCTCGGTGTATCCATTACAAGCCACCGACAATGCACTTCTCAAAGTTACCCCAACAGAAATGCGAACCTGTCCACCATAAGTTTTGAGCAATCTCAATGCCAAACCAAATGCCTAGAATGATTAAGACAGTTCTTGCCAATCTCCATTTGCGAGTCATATCATCCTACCAATTCTTTTAGGGCAGTTCGCATCTGCGACAACCTAACGATTGACTGACAAAGTGCCAAGTCAAGTTCTTCAAAGGAGCCACCCTCAAATGCTTTATCCATCTCATCTTTGAGATCATTGGCAACCTCTTGGGCAATTCCAACTGTCTCAATAATTTTATCTGCTACTTTGCTCATTTGAATTCTCCTGTTCTTAGTTGGAAACAATCAAAACATTCGTGCATTTTTGCAACACCTTCAAAAATTGCGTGACACTTTAAGCAAGTGTTGGTGTGCATTACGCCACCGCCTTTGTTGTTGGTGAATCAAATGGTGCGCAAACTTCGCACATCAACTTCTCGCCACCGAGAAATAATTTGTTATACATCGCCCGATTATCAAGTGGGGTTGAGTGTTCAAGATTGTTTGGAAATGCTTTGATTGCTGATTTTAGATAAGTCCCTGCGTGATTGTCACAAATAACATCACCGTTATCTGATACCCAAAATTTTGTTGTCATTATGCAACTACGCTTTCGCGTAGTGCTGCAAATGCCTCAAATGCAGATTTGAAAGATCGTTCTACAATTTGAAGTGAATAATACTTTGCACCTTCAGGTTTTGAACAAACAATCCAACCAGCGCCTACAATGTTACGGATTGAATACTTCTCATCTGTGGTAATAAATTCTTTTTGGCTAATTTTTAGGAATTCAACTGTGTTCATTTTTTGCCCCGTTCTATTGAGGAGCCGTTCTCCCCAATAAGATAAACTTAAACCCTGTCAAGACATATGTCAAGACACGCAGGGGCAATTTACAGATTATTTTCACCCACTTGAGCGTGTCGGCTTTACCCCTACTTATCGCCCAAAAGGGTAGAATTGACCCTATGACCACAATCACCGGCTTTCAGGGCAATGGATTCGCCATCTTAGGGGCAGATAGTCAGATCACCGATGGTGACAAAAAGATCATCTCAGCTTCAACGCCGAAGATCGTTGAGATTGGCAAGTATCTATTGGGTGTCTGTGGCGATTGCCGCCCAGGCGATGTTCTTATGTATTCCTGGAAGGCTCCCGCCTATGACGGCAGCGACCCTGTGAAGTTTATGGGCAAGAAGGTTATCCCAAGCATCGTCAAGGCTTTCAAAGAAAATGGCTACGATTACCAAAAAGAGAACGCAAGTTTTGCCTACTTGCTCGCCTTTGCTGGCAATATCTTTGAAATAGGCGGTGATCTAAGCATCTCTCAATCTCAAGATAACATCTACGGGATTGGCTCGGGCAGCTCATATGCCATTGGCTACTTATCAGCCCTACTCACACCCGCCAACGGCCTTGAGAGCGCCAAGACCATCATCAACAAGGCATTAGAGATATCAGCAAAGCACGATGTGAACACTTCGGCACCTTTCAAGATTGCAATTCAAATTTCAAGATAGCGTGTCGGATACGGTTTTTTGGTGTAGTGTGTGAAACCATAAACTCCGAACGGAAGGAGAACCAAATGGTTTGGTTAGCATTATTTACCGGCATTATTTCTTTAATCTCAATCTTTGGAATTTTCGCGCCCAATGAGTTAGATAAAGAAACATTAAAATTTACTGCATTTCCAAGAGATAAAAAAGAGTAATGTCAAAAGCCAAAGCCAAAGGTACTCACGCCGAAACGGGCGTTGTCAATTTTCTTGTTGAGAACGGTTTCCCTTACGCCGAACGCCGAGCATTAAGTGGCGCCTTTGATCTTGGTGACATAACAGGCACTCCCTGCCTTGCGTGGGAAGTTAAGAATCACAAAACTTACAGTTTTCCTGCTTGGTTAAAAGAAACTGAGAAGGAAAGGCAGAACGCTATTGCCGATTACGGCATTTTAGTTGTGAAGCCAAATGGCGTTGGCGTTGCCAACACTAAAGATTGGTGGGCAGTTCTAACCTTAGGACAAATCACTAATCTTTTGAGAGAGGCGGGTTATGGTGAGAGTCCAATTCACGGATACCGTCATTGACTCACCTCTTTTTCCGCAAGCTAAGTGTGTTGAGATTGAAGATAAAGATTTCTTCTTTCCTGACACTGTACGGATTGAAAGAAAAAGATTGACTCAACTTCGGCAAATTTGCGGGGGTTGCATACATAGAAAGGAATGTTTGGACTTCGCACTTAAAAATGGCGTTGAACACGGTTTTTGGGGCGGTAAAACTCCCAAAGAACGCCGTGTTCCTGATCGCAAGGTCAGCAGAGTTGTTCGTTCAGTCAAGGCGCAGAAAATTCGCCTGATGTTAGAACAAGAGAAAAGCGCAAACGAAATCTCCAAAACTTTAGATTGCTCACAGCAATATGTTTACAAAATTGTGGCGCAATTGAAAGAGGAGAATAGAGAGGAAGAATCCCAATCAAACCAGATACAAAATCAGTCATTAAAAGAATCATCATTATTACGGTGGCTCTCACAATGACCTCAATCATAATGCAAGCAATAAATCCACAAACTGCGGTTCCTGAATTGGTTATTTACAAGGAACGACCAATTTTGCAGCAAGTGAATCCGAAAGATTTGGCTAAGGCATTGCTGACAGCCAAAGATTTCAAATGTTTCTCAACCCTTATGGGCAAAGAAAGCGGTTGGCAAGATAAGAAGAATCCGAGCAGTTCTGCCGAAGGAATTGGGCAGTTGCTAGATTCGACTTATGTCAATTTAGGAATGAAGCGAAGCAAGGCAAAGGTCGCTCAAACTGTCGCTGCTTTGGCTTATATTGGCAGAAAATATGGAAATGGTGGCGCTTGCGCCGCTTATTCTCACTTTAACAAATTCAATTGGTACTAAGGGGGCAAGGATGAGCGTTCAGATAGAAAAAGGCATCATTGATTTTGATACCGACACTAACGCGTGGCTTGAGCAATACAAAACCGCGCTAATTAAGATAAAAGAATGGCAGGAGGTTGCAGAGATTTCTCGCGCACATATTGAAAGCGCACTCGGTGAGTCCGAGCTTGGAATGTTTGCCAATCGCCCTGTTGTTCGTTGGTCATTCGTTGAGTCAAAAAGATTTGACACAAAACGAGCAAGAGAAATCTTGCCTGTTCAGGTGATTGAAGCACTTGAGATTGTCTCAAAGTCTCGCAGATTCACAATCGTAAATGATGACGAATAAAAGATGATTTTGACACCTTTGAACACTGACAGCAAGGCGTTAGCAATTGAGCTTGGTGAGATTATTACTCAAGCGGGTATTTACTCGCCAAGATCGCAGCAGGTCTATATCGGCCCAAGTGAAGTTGGCACCGAATGTACCCGCCGAATTGCTTACAAATTACTTGATTGGGAGAAGGTCAATGAATCGGGCGGCGGCAATTGGGCTGCCCAAGTCGGCACCGCAATTCACTCTCATCTTGAGGGTATTTTCAGCAAGTTCCCTGATCGCTTCGAAGTTGAAAGCAAAGTAAAAATCACCAAGAATCTATCGGGAACAATTGATCTCTTTGACAAAGAGAAAGGGATTGTCTTAGATTGGAAAACTACAAGCCCCGCTAATGTAAAAGAAAAGCGCAATAGCGGTGCCACCAATCAACAGATTATCCAAGTGCAACTGTACGCCTACGGCAAGGCACAAGAGGGTCACGATGTTAAGAAGGTTGGTCTAGCCTTTCTACCAACTGGGGGACAAATATCGGAGATGCATCTTGAGCTTCACGATTACGATGAAGGCGTTGCCGTAGGCGCACTATCTCGTCTAGATGATGTGCGCAATTTGCTCACCTTGTTAGATGTGGAGAGTTCACCGCAAATGTGGGGGCACATTCCAAAAGTCACTTCGCGCTTATGTAATTATTGCCCCTACTTTCGCCCGTTCAGCGATGACTTATCTGTTGCCTGTAACGGCGAGACTGAGGTCAAATAATGTGTTTTCAAGATAGTTGTGCTTGTGTCATTCCATTGAAAACAATCAATGACATAGCAAAGGAGTTGGCTGAGCTGACTCCACCATTAGGGTTGGAAGTACCAACAAAACCAAGCAACACCCAAACAGAAACGGGGGA